CTAGAACATCGCTTGTGGCGGCTCGGAACACGATTGCACCTTTCGGTTATGGTTTGATTCCCTGCGTTCCTACTACATCAGGCTTGTCGGTGACTGCCGTTGTGTAAGGTTGCGGAGTTTTGAGGGCGGTGATTGTTGCTTTAAGAAGTGCGATTTCTTGGGCTTGAATCCCAATAGTTTCGCGCATTTCCTTTAATACTTCGTCAATAGGTAACTCCATTATTTGCCTTCTAACTTGTTAAGTCGTGCTTCGTGATCTTTTAACAACGGAATCAAGGCTACCGCAACGCGATCATAATTGACGGAATCAGGGTTGCCTTCTGAATCAAGATTTGCCAGCATAGAACCTAGAACTGGAATTAAAGTTACATCTTCAGCAATAAGGCCAAGATAGCGCTGGAGTCCTTCAGTTGTTCCCTTTTCCTCTGCTTGCGCCTTATCAACATAAGATTTAGGCGTAAGGGAAAGAATTGAATCTAGCGGAATTGATTGTTCTTGAATCTCAAGTTTATATTTTTGAGAAGAAGTAGATCGAGCAAAAGTTCCATAGTTAGAACCTGCCGTTGGATTTACATAGACATTTGCTGATGCGCTTGTAGTTGGATGAGAATAAATAATTCCATCTCCGTAATACATAACACCGTCAAAACGATTAGAGCCGTATGAGTTAAATGCTCCCCCTGAATTTACTTGAACTGTATTTCCTGAAAGCAAATTAGCGCTATTGATATTACCCGTAGAAGTAGAAATATTACCTCCTGATGTAATATTTCCAGCAGCCGCAATATCACCAGTAGATGAATCTAAATAAGATCCAGTTGAAGATAATCTAGTAGCGGAAAGTGTCCAGCCTCCAATAGTGCCAACGCTTGAATAAAGTGATCCAGTAAAAGTTCCGGAATCGGCAGTAATATTTCCTCTTACATATACGCCCTGAGCAGACATATAACCAGTAGGGCTTACATGAAAATAATTAGTTCCCGAACCAGCGCTGATTTCAATAGCGCTAAGAATACCTGTTGTAATTTTTCCTGCATCAAGATTAGAAATTACTGCATTAGTAATTGGCGCTGGATTCCAACTGCTACCGTTCCACGACCATTGACCAATAAGAGTTGATCCTGAATATTGCCACCAAATATCGCCGACATTTGTGCCTGACCCCGAAGGTGTAGATGATGAGTAATGAATAGTATTTTTTCCATTAGCAGAAGTTTGAGCTGCTACTGCTTGACTACTTGCAATAGTGGCTTGCGATTGAGCAATGGTTGCTTGTGAGGCAGCAAGATTGGCAGTTATTAAAGCAGATGTGGATTGCGTTTGAGCATATACCGCCGTTGCTTGTGCGGCATCTGCCGTATAACCGGGTTGATTTGGGCCGCTTTCCAATTTACGCAAACGCTCATTTATTGTTGAGAACATATCGTATAAATTAGGTGGAAGATTTGTATATGCCATTATTGAGTTACCAACCAAGAAGTTCCCAAATTGTAAATTGCGCGGGATAATGTAACGGTTACACGACTAGCGCCATTTTCTCCCGGCTCAACGCTAATAATATGAACGCGCCATTTAAGATAATCGTAACCCGAAGGAAAACGATCATCTTGCAATATGACTCTTGCAAAATCTCCAACCGCAAAAGTTCCAAGGTAAGGATCAACATAAGGAGGCAAGACAACTTGTAAAACTTCTGGGGCGCTAATATAAGGTTTGCCAGTATCGGGAAGTGTAATGCCAGATCGTGCATTTAGTTGCCCAAGCGTTAAAGCCTTTAATAAGGCAGGATCTTGAACATCTACAAAACTTTGAATATCTTCTAAAATAGCAGCATTGCCATTTGTGGAATTGATGCTTCCGCTATTTGAATAATCATTATCCAAAGCAACTGCAATTTCTTTATTTGCATTTGCTCCATAACCAAGACCAATTAAAGCATTAGCCGTATTTGTAGCATCTTCACTATAACTGTATTCAGCAAGATTGCCGGGAAATTGGAAAACAGGATTTGACCCAGTATAACTTTGATAAGGTTTAAGCATTGTAAATTGTTTTACTGGGTTGCCAGAACCATCATAAGAATAAGTAATACAAAAATCAAAAAATGGAGTAGCGCTGCTTGAATCTAATCCATCAGACAAATCTTTAACCGCTTGATAAACTTCTTTAAGTTCATAGTCAAAATATGTGCGGGTTACTTTGAAACCAGCGGTTGTTGAACTGCCACGCAAACCAATGCTTCCATAGCGAGTGCCGCCTTGATTTGGATAATTTACCAATGCGGTGTAATTAACAAGCAAATCATTAGCAACGGTGCAAATATCTGTATTTGTGTAAGTAATGGATGTTGGCGTAACTCCACCAGAATTGTAATAACTTGTATTCAAAGGAGTAATTTTACGGCGCTTGAAATAAGACAACATTTCTTGTCCAGTTATTTTAAGCATTTGAGTAGCAGAGTCATAATCGCGTTGCCAGATAACGCCGCCCCAAATAATCTTGCCGCCATAATCAACATATAAACAAGTTTGCCCGGGATTGGTTCCATTAAGTATGTTTAATTTTTGAGCATCTAATCCCGACAACAACATCTCGCCAGTAAAAGTTCCAATGCTATTTAACTGCACATCAAAAGTAACATTAGTAAGTGGCAATTCCGCAAGAATAGGATTGTTGTAAAGCGGATTTGTGTTTAATAATGCAGTTGTAATATATCGAAAATCAGACATAAGCAGGTGACCAACTTACAGAAATCGTGCATCCGCTTGCCGTAAAAGTATTAGAACTCATAGGAGGAATATACAACCACCCAGTAGATGTTGCTAAAATACTTCTATTGGGATTGCCGTTTTGCGTAATAGTTCTTTGCAAGCAATCTATAACAACGGTTGATCCGCTTGTTGCGTTAAATGACATTGAATTGCTAAATGAATCTGTAATAGAAAATAGACCCGTTTGCCCAGTCACCGTAATAACGGGAGAAGAAATTGCCCATCCATCATTAACCATAGCGGTTCCGCTTGAAACAGTAGAAAATGGATAATCATAATAGCGAGGATCTGGGAAATAAAATTCTACGCTTGCCAAGATGTGACCATAGGTAAAGTCAGGATCAATAGTAGTTGTTACCTTACGAACGCGACCATACATAATTTTTAAGCCGCCGGGCGTAGAGTTATTATTTAATTGAAACTGAAATGAACTTAAGGCTGATGGAGTGCCAAGTTGTTGAGGATATAGATTTTGTTGAAGTGTTTGATAATACTGCTGAGCAGAAGTACCGCTTGTTCCTAAAATGACAAAGTTAATAGTTACGGTTCTGCCGCTATAAAAATCTCGCCCAGAATACGAACCATCTGTATAACCGCGAATATCGTCTTGAACACGAATATCAGGAGTTGTTAAAAGACCATCAACACTTTCAACTGGGTAGTTTGTACCTGCGCCAAAAACCCAACCGTTAAAGGCAAATTGATAAGGGCTTAAACTTGATACAGGGCTTCCCATTATTTCACCTTTGAGTTTCCGACTTTAATAGATTTAATTGTAGCCTGTGTTCCATCAATTTGAACTTGAACATTCAATCCAGTTGAAGTGCTATAATCAACTATTCCCTTTTTGGCTTTAGATGCGGATACTTTGCCGCCAGCCTTTTTCTCAGCAGCGGTAACCATTGCCATAATAGAAGCCAAACTGCCAGTTTTGCCTTGCAAGGTTGCTAAATAAGAAGGAGAAAGATAATTTATTTCTGTTTGTGGTGTGCTTGTAGTTGATGATCCAAAAACCAAATTGTGAAGTTGTTGAGCCAAACTAGAGCCGTATTGCATTGGCTTTGCCCCGTCTGGATGTGCTTTCATGTAAGAAATCTGAGCAGGTGTTAATGTTGGTTGCTTGGTTTTGCTTGGAAACAAAAATTCTTTAACCGCATTGATTGCAAGGAAAAAAGTTCCAAACTTACCTAAGATATCTGCAATCGTTCCAAGAATTGATCCAAACAATCCACTAATAGTTTTTAGCGCACCTATGGCAACCGCATCCTGCTTAAAAGCGGCAAAGAATTCTTCAATAGGTGCATATACCTTAGAAGCATCGCCTTTAATTTCCTTGAAAACTTCGCCTAATTTTTTGATCCAGTTGTAGAATTGAACAACTTTGTTGATGGCAAATAACCCGCCAAGACCCAAAGCAATATCTTTAATTATGCCTTCGTTGTTCTTTAAGTCTTTGCCCCATTTTTTTAACTTATCATCTTTAAGTAACCAAGTAGAAAACTTGTTAAGATTGTCAAGTAATGGGCCACCAATTTGTTCTGAAATAAGTTTAAGGTTGGCTTGTAATACTTTCCAAGGCTGATCTTTAGCCGATTGAGCAGCAGCGTTTTTGGTTCTGACTTCAATCGCTTGTAAGATTTCAGCATAAGTAGCACCCTTTGGAATTGTTTTTCCAAGCGCAATACCCAAAGTCTGCAAACCTCTAGATTGACCCAAAGCGGCTCTGGCTACTGTGTCGGAAGCCTGTGCCAATGTTTCGTTTTGGAAAGCGGCAAGGTCTGCAACAACCCCCATAGATTTAAGCGCCGTTGCTGGATCGCGGGTTGCGGCAGTTAATTGCGCCAAAGATTGCATGGTATCTTCGCTGCCAAAAGTTAAATCAGCCATTTTCTGAACCATTTGCTCAACGGCTGGTTGGGCGGTTTTGTAACTTACCCCAGTATCTTCAATAGCAGTTTTTAATTTAGCCTGTGCTGCTTGAACGCTGATAGCAGCCTTAACGCTTTCATATCCAACGCCAGCAAATACTGCACCAATGCCAAGCAATGCTCTTCCAGCAACTTTTGAAATTGTTTGCATCTGACCAAACTTGCCACCGACCACATCGGTCTTAAGGGCTAGTTTATCTAATTCAGCATTAAGGGTTTGAAAACTTGCAATCGCTTGCCCTGCTTTGGCTTCAACTACAAAGAATATGGGAAAATCAGCAACGCTTGCCATAGTTATCCTTCCTTACGCTAGGTGTTTTTCAATAATTGCCAAAGATTCAGATTGAAACTTTGCAAAGGCTGGAGCCATATAAGGGAACTTGAGGTTGCTAGGCCAGTTGCCCCCACCAAGTTCTAGTCTGCGCGAATAAATCATTTGCGGCCCAACCTCGGCATAATAATGAGCAAACCCTATGGTTACTGGATCGCCAGCAATAGATCGGCGCAAATTACCCGTACGGTTTTTTGGAGGTTTTCCAGCCTCGGCTTTTTCGCCGGGTCTGCGATATCCTTTAATTTCTTCTTTGGCTAACTGGATTAAACGAGCCATCATTTCATCACGGGCTTTTCTGGTTCCCTCATCAACCTGAACCATTTTTTCATCTACAAATTTAATTGCTTCCCTGATGTTGCTCGTTATCACGCTGAACCTCTTTCACTAAACCAGCAATAGCAAGAACCCAATCCAGCATTTGCGCTGGTTGATTATTGGTTTCTTCTATTGTCCAGCCGAATTCTTTAGCACAAAAGTAATAAAGAAATTCTTGGTCGGGGTAAATTAAAGAATCATCACGCCTTTTACCTTCTAGCACCCACCTTAATCGTTGGAGTTTTCGAAAGGGCTATCAGGGTTCGATTCTGATTCTGGTGTAGATGTAAAAGCCAAATTAAGTTCTTTTTGTGCTTCTCCGGCTTCAACAACCAAAGCATCATAATCTGCCAAAGAAAGTTCGCCTAGCGAGCCAGAAGATAGCGATGGAATTAAAAGATCAAATGACCATGATTCAATAATCATAGAGATAACGGCGCTCATAATAGATTCGGTTTGAGCGTAGGCGTTATCCCCATTGATTGCAGAAAGAGCCTTAACGCGATCTTTGTGCTTCAAAGTCTTTGGATCGCGGATTACGGCGGTTGCGCCACTTGGGAGAGTAATAGTTTTAGACATGGTTTCCTTCCAACTTGCCTTCGCAATTATAGCCCGACTAGGGGAGGGAAGGCGGCTCCCCTAGCGGGATTCTATCTGTTACTGGAATGTTCCGCTTGGAAGAGCGTTCTGCAAAGTGAACTTTACAGGTGAGTATCCAGCAGTTGCGCCAACATCTGTTGTGTTACCAAGACCTTCAATATCTACGGTCACTTCAACATAATCAGCGTTACGCTCAATAGCGCCAGTTACATAAGCACCCTTTGAGAGAGTGAACTGAACCTGAGTTGCAGTTGCGCCTGTGCCTGTTGAGAAGTTAAAGGTAAGGGCTGGCTGAGTATTTGTAATGTAACGGGTAAGTTCGGTGTCATCTTGCATAACAAAGGTAATCTTTCCCTTTGCAGTTAAAGCGCCAACAAATACCTGATATGGGGCTTGAGTGCTAGAAAGAGCAAAAATAGCCTCTGACTTGCGAGAAAGATCAAGGGTTCCTGTTTTGGTATAGCCAACAGAAGAACCACCGATGCTAACAGTTCCAGTCCATACCTGAGTAGGAAGAACTGTTGAGAACGATGGGGCTGGAGCAGAAGTTGTAACTGATGGGAA